TTACCTGCAGGTAGTATTGGTGATGAAGTATCATTTATAGATTATGCAGGAACATTTGATTCTAACGCACTTACAGTTGATCCAAATGGAAGTGAAAAAATTGCAGGATCTACAGATAGTTTAACAGTTTCAGTAGAAAGAGCGGCTAACACATTGGTCTATGTAGATGGAACTCAGGGTTGGCTCTTAAAAAATAATTAAGGAGCTTAATGACATTATATAGAAATATTCAAGGATTTGCCATCAAGTCTTATGCAGGTGATCCAGCTAATCCTAAAGAAGGACAAGTTTGGTATAATTCAGTTTTACAAAAATTAAGAGGTCGAAACAATTCAGCTACTGTAACAATCACAACGTCTTAAAATTATGAGTACTTATAAAGCTTTAATTGGAAAATATGTAAAATCATATTCAAGCGATCCTTCTGCTTCTTATGCTGATGGCGAAATTTGGTATAATACAAGTAGTAATACTTTTAAAATTGGTCTTCAAGTAGGAGCATGGGCATCTGGTGGTGATGTAAATACTGCAAGAAGATATACAAATGGTGGTGGAACTCAAACTGCAGGATTAATGGTTAATGGATACTCAACAGGTTTTAGTGCTGACACAGAAGAATACAATGGTTCATCTTGGACATCTGTAACTAACGCACCTTTTGCAGTTTATAATTCATCAGGTGGGGGAACTCAAACTTCTTTTTTTATGACAGCTGGAGATTTAGGTCCCTCGGTTAACACAGTTACTGCTGAATACGATGGAAGTAATTGGACTACTACTAATCCTAACCCCAACGCTAAAAATGGTGGTGGTGGGTGTGGAACACAAACTGCAGGTCTGTATGCAGGTGGTCAAGGAAATACTGGCACACAAACTTATAATGGCAGTTCATGGACTTCTACTGGACATAGTTTGAATGAGGGAAGAAAAGAAGTAAGTCAAGCTATGACTGGAATCACAACTGCTGCCGTAATTGTAGGTGATCAACCTTCAAGTGCTGTTGTAGAAGAATATAATGGTAGTTCGTGGACTTCTCAAACAGCGGTACCTACTGCAGGTTATGCAAGAAGTTCTAGTGGTATACAAACTTCAGCTTTATACTATGGAGGAGGATCTACTGGTTTTGGAGGAACTACAGCTGCTTTATATGATGGTTCAGCTTGGACAAACGTAGCTGATTTAGCTACTCCAAGAGGTGGAATTGCATCAGGTAAAAATACTTCAACATCATCTTTAGCTTTTGCAGCTGGAGGACAAACACCTGGTCCAAGTAATAGTAATAAAACAGAAGAATGGACAACAGCAGCTGCTATAAAAACAGTAACAACAAGTTGATAATGAAAAAGATTTATAATATAAGATTAATAACAAAGGAATAAAAAATATGTCACTATTTATGTACGGAATAACTACAAATACAGGTAAAGATTTCTTTACTCGTCAAAATAGATTAGATTTTTTTATTGAAAGTCACATTGGTGACGTCTGGGTTGTTGGTAATAATGAAAAAGGTGCTTTGTGGTTAGCTAGCAAAAATGCTGTTATAAAAACAAAAGCAGAAGCACAAGCTATTGTTGATGCAGAAATAACTGCAGCCCAAGCAGCCTGGGATGCTTTGGAGTTTGAATCATCAGAGGAAAGAAGTTTAGCTAACGGTGCTAGACCAGGTCCAGTAACATTACCGTAAGGAATTTATAATGAGTAAATATAATGAACTTAATGGATTAAAAGTTAGATACTTATCATCAGATCCCCCTAGTCCAGAAAATGGTGAAGTATGGTATAATTCAAGTTCTATACGTGCTGAAGGTATTGCAGGCACAGGCGCATGGTCGTCTGGTGGATCAGCTCCAGTAGGACTTTCAGGACCAAGTATGGCTGGTAATAACACAGATGCTATGATGTGGGGCGGAGATAACGGAGGTCCAACTCCTAGTTGGCCTAGAAGTTCAAGTCATTATAACGGTACTTCTTGGACAGGAGACGGAACTATTCCTACAGCACTTAACAATTCAGGACAAGCAGGAGCAGGACACACTGATGCTACAATGTGGGGAGGTTATAACCCTCCAGGTGGTGCAGCAAGCGTAACAAATAAATTTAATGGTTCATCTTGGACAGCGAGTGGAAATTTAAATAATGCTAGACAATATGCTTATATGACTGGAGCTGGTACACAAACAGCAGCTGTTGCAATAGGTGGAGGTCCAAACCAAGCTGTACACGAACATTTTAATGGATCTAGTTGGACGACAAAAACAAATTTTCCTAGCGGAGCAAATTCTGTATATGCAATTGGAACACAAACGGCAACTCTAGGTGTCTCGGGTGCTAATGGAACAACAGCATCTTGGGACGGTTCATCTTGGACTGGAATCCCATCTAGTTTAAATAGTAATAGACAGTATGGAGCAGCAGGAGGTGCAAATACTTCATCAGCATATGTATTTGGAGGAGGAAGTTCAACTACAGTAGAATTATATAATGGCACAAGTTGGTCTACAGAACCTTCTATGGCTAGGTCTAGAAGTAGTGGTGGTGGATCAGGAATTACAAGTAATGCATTATTAGCTGGAGCAACATATGGAAATACTACTGTAGAAGAATTTACTATTCCATTTGGAACTGCAACAATATCTTCAAGTTAGTCTTTACATATCTTTTTAAATAGTTATATTAATATTATTCAATGAAAGGAATATTATGACAGAAAAAAGAAATATACATGCACTAATAGAAAAAGAAGCTCCTAGCTTAAATAATTTATTAGATCCAAATGATGTAAAAGAATTTAAAGAAATGACAGCCGAGCTTCGTGACACATGGACTAAGAAACAAGTATTTAGAACAGAAACAGAAATGAGAATGTCTGTATTACAAGATGCAAAGTATCCAACTAGAGCCTCAAAGTATTGGCAATGTGTTAGAGAACAAAATGTATTTTTAGAAAATTTAATGACTTTGTCTTTTGATTGTAGACGTAATGAAATTAGATTAAAAAGATTAGAACAAAAACTTGAGAAAGAAGAAGATCCTTTAAAAAGAGAATTACTTCAAATAGATATAGATCAAAAAAGATATGATTTAGCCAACATGCAACTTACTGCTAAAGACAGAATGAGAGAAATTAAATTATGGTCAACACTTAAAAAAGAATTTAATGATGGTTCATTTGATGACAAAGATGTTAACAGACATCAACTAGAATCTTATCATCAGATTATGAAAAATAAAGCAGAGACATTAACAACAGGTTCATCACAGCCAGAAGTGTTTAATGTACTTGGACAATTACAAACAATAGAAAGAGTTAAAAAATCAGGAGAAATGATTTACAATAAGAAAGAACAATTGACCAATGATCTTGGAGCCACAGAAAAATAATTTTGATTTTATATTTTTAGGTCAAGCGGTATTAAAATATCAAGTACCTCTTGATGTATATAATACTATTAACAATATTTATGAAACTAAATATACTGAATTAAAACCTGCTAATAAACAACTTGTTGGTAAAATTGAAAAAGAACATAGTCTGTTTTATAGTGGTGAAGATACTTCTAAAATGACTAGACATAATCATTTACCAAGAAATATATCATATTGGTTTGAACAAAAATTTAAACATTATTTAGATTGGAATAGAATAACAGAATATAATATGCATTTAAATTCTGTATGGGTTAACACTATGTTTGAGCATGAATACAATCCAGTACACGTGCATCAAGGATCATTGTCAACAGGTCTATCTAGTGTTATGATTTTAAAATTACCAGAGTCTTATGGTGTAGAATATTCAGCAGCAGATTCACCACAAAACGGTAAACTTCAAATTTTAGGTTCAACCAATGGTCAGTTTGCTAATGTAGATTATGAACCAAGACTAGAAGAAAGAGATTTTTTTATATTTCCATACGACATGAGACACTGCGTATATCCTTTTAACGGTCCTGGATATAGAAGAACACTTGCTGCAAATATGGATGTTGACTACAGTTCAATAAAAAATAGAGGAGTACAATAATGTACGAAAACAGACAGATTACAGAACCGAAATGGAAAAGTTGGATAGTTCATACAACAACACCATTGTTTACACCAGATCAATGCAGACAAATTATTGCATCAGGTAGAGCACAGAAACCACAACAAGCACAAGTAGGTGGTGTAGTTAAACCAGGTGGAGGAACCGATACAAACAAAAGAGTTACAACAATTAGTTGGATACCGTTTAAAGAAATGTCACATATGTATATAGACCTTAATAACTTTATACAGAAAGCAAACGAAAATCATTTTGGTTTTGGAGATATACAAGTAACAGAACAAGCACAGTTTACAGAATATCCTGAAGGAGGATTTTATGATTGGCACATGGATTGTGAGATAAACATGCAACATGAACCACCTGTTAGAAAAATATCTATGACTCTTTTATTAAATGATCCGTCAGAGTTTGAAGGTGGAGATTTAGAATTAATGGCACCAGGTAAATTTGCAAAACTTAAACAAGGTCATGCAATTATATTTGCATCGTTTATAAACCACAGAGTTAATCCTGTAATACGTGGGGTTAGACAATCTCTTGTTGTTTGGTTTGGAGGAAAACCGTTTAGATGATAACTCAAGGATTTTTTCCAACACTTATACATGCTGAAGATATTAAACTAGATAATCAACAAATAGCTAATGACATTGTTGCTTGGTCTAAACAAGATGAAGGTCTTAAAAAAACAAATGTAAATGGTTGGCACAGTCAAACCAATATGCATGAACTACCACAATTTAAACCTTTAATAGATGAGCTATTTAAAATGCAACATCAGATATACAAAGAAGAAGGGTTAGATAGACAACCAAGATTAGGCAATATGTGGGCTAATATAAATTATAAAGGTGGATATAATAAACCGCACATACATCCCAATAGTTTGTTTAGTGGTGTGTATTATGTAAAGACACCGCCTAATTGTGGTAAGATCATTTTTAATGATCCAAGACCAGGAATACAAACAAGTATGCCTGCAAGAGTTGAAGGTCAACTACCGAATTATCTATGGAGAGAGGTGTATTTAGATACTGTTGAAGGTAGAATAATTATGTTTCCTTCTTGGTTATGGCACTGTGTTGAACCTAACGAATCAAATGATATAAGAATATCAGTAAGTTTTAATTTTTTACAAGATGGCTTTTAATAAATATCAAATAATAAAAAAAGCAATTAGCTACGAGTTGGCTAATTTTATATTTAACTATTTTCTTCTTAAACGAGATGCGGTTAAAGTTATGTATGATAATAATATTACTTACGATAATGGTATGCTAGGTACTTGGAATGACCCACAAATTCCAAACACTTATTCTCATTATGCGGATCCTGTAATGGAGACTTTGTTAGTGAAAGTATTACCAGTAATGCAACAAGAAACAGGCTTAAGTTTAATTCCAACTTATTCATACGCTAGACTATATAAGAATGGAGATGAATTAAAAAGACACAAAGATAGAGCAAGTTGTGAAATATCCACTACTATATATTTAGGTGGTGACCCGTGGCCAATATTTATTAACTCAAATCCAGAAGCAGGAAATGTTTCTGGCCCAAAATTAGGACCTAACAAAATACAAAAATACCATCCTACTACAGATAAAGGTACAAAAGTCTTGCTTGAAGTAGGCGATATGCTAGTATATAGTGGTTGCGAACTCGAACATTGGCGAGAGCCTTTTGACGGGAACATATGCGGTCAAGTATTTCTACATTATAATCATGTAAATGGCCCATTTGCTGACAAAAATAAATTTGATGGAAGACCTCTGCTTGGTCTACCCGGATTTGTAAAATAGTATTATAATGGAGTCGTATGCTACAAAAAATAGGTTTCCAACCTGGAATTAATAAACAGATAACACCTACAACAGCAGAAGGTCAATGGACTGACTGTGATAATGTAAGGTTTAGATATGGTACACCTGAAAAAATAGGTGGATGGAAACAATTAGGAGATGATGCATTAACTGGTGCAGGTCGTGGACTTCATCATTTTGTAAATAGTAAAGCTAGAAAGTATGCGATAATCGGAACTAACAGAATTTTATATGCATATTCAGGTGGTGTATTTTACGATATACACCCTATTAAAACTACGACAACGCTTACTAGTGCATTCAGCACGGTTAACGGATCACCGATAGTTACAATAACTTTTTCTAGTCCACACGATATAGGAGAACAGGACATAATTTTATTAGATAATTTTAGTACAATAACTAATTCTAACTACTCAGCCTCCGATTTTAACGATAAGAAATTTATGGTAACAACCGTACCAACAAGCACAACTGTAACTATTACAATGCCATCAAACGAATCAGGATCTGGTGCAACGACATCAGGTGGTATTAGAGTACAACATTATTATCCTGTAGGACCAGCTGTACAAGCTCAAGGTTTTGGTTGGTCACTTGGATCATGGGGTGGTGAGGTAGCAGGTGAACCTACAACAACTTTAACAAATGGTATTAAC